ACGGCAAAACCTGTGCCTGTGCCTGTTCCTGTGCCACTGCTCGTTCCAGTGCCTGTACCTGTGCCTGTGCTCGTTCCTGTGCCAGTGCCTGTTCCAGTGCCTGTTCCTGTGCCAGTGCCTGTGCCAGTGCCTGTACCTGTGCCTGTGCTCGTTCCTGTGCCAGTGCCTGTGCCAGTGCCTGTGCCAGTGCCTGTACCTGTTCCAGTGCCTGTTCCAGTGCCTGTTCCTGTTCCAGTGCCTGTTCCAGTGCCTGTTCCAGTGCCTGTGCCTGTTCCTGTGCCTGTGACAGCTCCAGGATGATAACCATATTGTGTAATGGCAGCAGCGATTGATTGATCGGTCAGTTGATTCTGTCCAATCGTAACCGTTGAAGTAGTCCCAAATGAGTTATTAAAAACTGACAAAAAGACAGAGTTTGTAGGTGAGCAGTTTGCAATAGTGCTTGTTGTAAAAAAACCTGAATAATAGTTTGGTGCCTTTACAGCATAAAGGCTACTACTAAAATAATGAAAAACTGTAATCGGCAGATCATAGTTTGATACAACTGCTTGAGTATTTAACTTAAATTGAACACGTCTTGAAAGTGTATTACTCTGATAAATAAAGACTGAGCCACCATTTGAGTTGGTTTGATACCGTGGCGCATTAGCAATAAATGTATCATAGATAATACTACTTGTATCTAAAACTCCATTATATAGTATACCTGTATAAAAATTCACAATATTTCCATTAGCATTCAGATTTATTCCCGTTGTATTAAAATTCCAATAATCAAACTGTATATTAAAAACATAATCAACTAAAAGTGTAGTTGCTGGAACTATATATTGTGCGAATGGAGCAAAATAAATATTAGCTGTTGAAAAATAGAAGGAATAGTTTCCATCTAGTGTTGGAACAATCACGTTATTATTTCCTAAAAACCGAACACTTGAAATAAAACTAATGAGTTGAACTTGAGGTTGAGTCACATTTACGAGAGTATTATTAATAGCAAGTCTTCCACTACTGATGGCCATAACAGCCGGCACCTGTGTATATGTATCCATAAATGTTATTGTGCTGACAGTTGTTTTACCTGCGCTAATGAGAAAACTGCTATAACTATTTATTAGCCCAGTATTAACAACAGACATTGTTGAAAGTAGTGAGGCAGAGCTTATAAATCCAGCAGTTGTGCCATAGTTTGCTAAACTGGTATTCAAAGCGGTTTGTGTAATATAACCAGACGTTCCAAGAGCTGCTAAACTAGAATTGTAGCTTTGGCTACTTACATATTGTGCTGTACCAAGCCCACGAATCGTAGAGTTAAGATTTGTTTGATTAATATATCCTATTGCTCCAAGTGATGTAACAGTTGATGTCAGTTGTGATTGTGTAGTATAGGCTGTTAAAGTCAATGGTCTTAATAATAAAGAAGTAATCGCAGTTGAAAATGAACTTAATACAGTAACTTGACTACTTAAACTATTTACAGATGTGCTTACAGAACTTATATATGCTTGAAGTTGATTGATTTGTGTTGTAACTCCAGTTGATAATGTTGATAAATCACCTGGATACCATGTAAATGATTTTACATTAAAGTCTGTAGCAGTTCCATTTGAAAGAACTAGTGTGCTTAGTGAACTTAATGAGTTAATCGTAGTGATTGTATTATTAATGAACCCAAATGTGCTATTATATGCGACGGCGGATGTCATTAAACTTGACAGTGTTGAAATACCAGTTTTTAGAACATTTGTCGCTGCATTGAAGTTTGTTAATAAAACATAGTTTTGAAATGGTAAGTTTGCTATATTTGTGCTTACAGTCGCATCAAGCCCATTAAACGTGCTTAACACAGTGCTTGTATTTGTATACATTGTTGTGCTTAAAAGGACTGTTCCTGTTGAAAAATCAGTGAGTTTTAGATAGTTTGTTGACATAGTATTATAGTTTCCCACAGCAGTTGAAACACTTCCTACCGTTTGATCTAGTCCAAAATAAATTGTATTTGTAGAATCTCTTGTTAAAACAAATTCACCTACACCTACATGTGTAAGAGTTGATGATAGATTTACTGAACTAAATCTTGTAAACTCTGTAAAGGGCTCCAATGTGCCTATTGCGGTTGAAATATTTGTGTAGATATTTATATTTGTATAAGTATTTTGCGGCGTGCTAATAAACTTAGGAGCAGTAAAGAACAATGTATTTGTAGCTTGATCTGCTGTTATCTGTATACCACCTGTTCCTACAAGAGTAAAACTTGATTGATACGTATTTTGTTGATATCCAAAAAGAGAATTATTTCCGCTTACATCAATACGATTAAAGATCTGAGATTGAATCGTAATCGTGCTCTTATCAGTTGCGGTCACTCCAATACCACTCCCTCCACGAAGAAATACTGTATTGTAGCTTAAATCATTACCGATTGTTCCAAAGTTTGTAATAAAACTGGTAAAGGTGCTATTTAGCCCAAGTGTTCCTGGCAGAGTAACACTTGATGGATATGCCCAGTATGTTCCACCCGCGCCATCTGTAATCAGTGTTTTTAGAGGTTCTATAAAAGCGTTTGTAGGGTTTCGTGTATAAACATCCCGAATGGTAATAACGGATGTATCATATGTTTTACTATTGATAGCCGACGCCATCCTACACTCTATTAAAGATGCGAAAGGAAATGGATGCGTAGAAGTTAGCGAAGAATCAAAAGCTTCATCAGAAGAGAGCGAATACAATGACCGGAAGTGGTGGTCTTTTACAACTTGTCGCTCATGGTAAACAAGATGTTTTTCTAACAGGCAATCCTCAGATTACATGGTTTAAATTCGTTTATCGCCGTTATACAAACTTTGCGGTTGAAGCTGTCGAAATGTATTCCGATAATGTTCCTGATTTTGGAAAAAAAGTGTCTTGGTTAATCCCTCGTAGTGGTGATTTATTAGGACAATGTATTCTTGAGATTGACTTACCTGAACTCAGATTATCAGCCGCTGTAGGAAATCTTGCTGCTAACTCCCTTGTTTCTTATGTAAATTCGATCGGTCATGCCATCATTCAAGAAGTTACAATTACAATCGGTGAACAAGAGATTGATCGTCAAACAGGCGAATGGATGGAAATTTGGTCTATCTTGACCACACCAAAAAGTAAGGAGATGGGTTTTAGGAATATGATTGGTAAGAGTGATGGATATCAGCAACCTACACGTGTAGGTCCAATCAAGATCTATGTTCCTTTACAATTCTGGTTTTGTAAAAATCCTGGACTCTATTTACCTTTGCTTGCCCTACAGTATCATCCTGTCCGGATCAATATCACCTTCAGGCCTCTTCAAGAAATGTTTTGGATTCCTAACTTTGCGACAACTTGTAAAGATGCTACTGTCAAGCAAGCAGCCATTACAAACTGTGTTATGTGGGGTGATTTTGTCTATCTCGATGTTGAAGAGAGGCGTCGTTTTGTGAGTTCCGCACATGAATATTTGATTGAACAGATTCAATATACATCACAGATTGCTCTTTCACCGAATACGATTACAACACCTATACCCATGGAATTTAATCATCCTGTGCGAGAGTTTATCTGGGTTTTACAAAAACAAACTGCGATTCGGAATAATGAATGGTTTAACTTTAGTAGTCTTGCTCTCAGTGAACAGGGAGTGCGCACTGATCTTCTCACTAGCGCAGGACTCCAGTTTGATGGGTTTGATCGTTTTCAGAGTCGTGACGCCTCATATTTTCGTTTAGTTCAGCCGTGGCAGAGGCATGAAGTAGTAGCAGAGGATGATTATATTTACTTATATAGTCTCGCACTTCGCCCCGATGATTTACAACCGAGTGGATCAGTGAATGCCAGCCGTATCGACAGTATTGTTCTCCAGGTTACAACAAATCAAACCACAACCCCTGCGAGAGGAAACTGTACATGCCGTGTCTATGCCAAGAACCATAATATTTTACGTGTAGTGGATGGGTTTGGAGGCGTACTCTTTACTATCTAAAAAATTTTCTTTCAGTGCGTAAAAACTAACATATAAATAGAACAAATGAACTTCACCTTTACGTTATTTGTAGCGCTTCTTTTTGTTGTCTTATCTCCTGGTGTTTTACTTTCACTCCCTTCGAAGGGATCATTGCTGACAAAGGTTCTTGTTCATTCCGTTGTCTTTGCTGTTGTCTTCTACCTTACAGCCCCTATGGCGTGGCAGTTATCTACTAGCGTAGAAGGATTCCGTCCTCCTCCATACTCCGGCACGCTTACGATACCAAACACCTCAGTTGTTGTGCCGATGGATGGAAGCGATAGAGTTTTTTCGACAAATCCCAGCATTTCATCTACAGGTGTAAAGAAGCCTGGTGTTGTGCTTGGCGCCCCCTCTATGTTTGGATATGCGTTGTAAAAACCCTCTTTTTTCATTATATTACTATAAAAAATTTGAAGCAACCTTTTTTGTGTGTGCCTTGTAACAAGCATAGACAACAAAATGGCCTCCATTGATGAGGGAAACAACGGGCGCATTTATAGGACTGCGTTCGGTGTCCAAAAGATTCAGAAGAGGCGTTCATCTGGGCATGATATTATTACGCAGCGACGTATTCATGGACTTACACATACTGTCGCAGAAAGCCTTGGACTCGATTGTCTCTTTATTCCACGAGTAAGCTCCAACGCAGGGATCTATGAGATGGAGTTTATTGACACGAGTAAGGTAATCTATCTTGGCGATCCTATAAATAGTGCTGGCAAAATGGATATAGAGCTTCGCAGTCTGGTTCATGAAGAGATCAAGGATCTTTGGCTCGCACTTTGGGAGAGAGGATTCGCAGCCTGGGATTTTGAGCTCTTTCTACAGCCCGACGGTCGGATCGCATTGATTGACTTTGACAAGTTTGGATTCCGACAGTCATCAGGGTCAAGATCTGAAAATATGATTCTATTTCCGAAACTTGGCATTAAGACTGCTTTCACACTAACTACTTTCTTTCAAAACGCCTGTTTTCCGCCAAAGTTTCTTGCTGACCTTGTAGCGGCAGGATTTTCCTCCAAGATTGCGTAGAGACCAAGAGTAGGAAAGCATGGTGCTGTCATTTGATCATACAAAAGGTGAGTTTTGGGGAGGATCCCAACTCTCACTCATCCATGTCAAAATCGCTTCCGTCCTTGGAGGTTTTTTTGGTCTGGATCACGTACTTCTTCGCTCACCGAGCACAGCAATTCTAAAGACGATTGTTAACTTTCTGACATTTGGATTCTGGTATGTGTATGATCTTGTGCAACTTTTTGGCGATGAGGAGTTTGTTAAAAAATACGGATACTCTTTGCCATTTCTAGGACCGCTTGGTCTCGGGACAGGAATCTTTGAAGGTGGTGGTAAAGATCCAGCACCTAAGACAAGCCCTAGTCCATTTTACTTTGTTGCGTATAGCTTGTTGATTTTGCTTCCATTTGGACTTTCCCATTTCATTGCTGGTGATTTTTACGGCGGAACAGCAAAGTTTTTTATGACATTTAACCCGTTCACATTCTTACTGGCATTTATATGGGCGGCCTATAGTGCCTATTATCTTACTGCGGAAACATCTGAACTTCTAAACAAAGGAACGGATCGTTTCTTCCCTTCTACACTTTTTATGGATCCGATCGGTCGCGCCGAGAATATAATGAAGTATTCGCCACCACCACCTCCTCCACCATCCGTTGTAGAAACTGTTGTTGGAACTGCTCTCGCACCGATTACAGCTACGATTCCTCCTTTGCTTGGACCGTTCAAGGGAGTGCTTGATACCTTTATTGCTCCGTATACGGATCCTCTCATTGGAGCTGTGAAGGCTGGAACAGCTGCTGTGGAAACAACAACGGCCACCATTAAGGGTGTAGGTGAGTCTGTAACTACAGGTATTCTTGAGCCGGCAAAAGAGGTAGCCAGCGCAGCAGCGGCCGCCTCAACAGCGGCTGCGAAGGTGGCAACAGAAGTTCCTGCGATTCTTGAAAAGGTTGGCACAACTACAACAGCATTTACGGATCCTTCGAAACTCGCTGAACTGGCTGCTAAACAAGCTGGTGGTGGTGCCGATAACACTTCGCAGATGCTATTCCTTGGACTTGCCGCATTCCTTTGTGTAGGATCCGTGATTCTTACAGTTTCGCGCTTCAACCTTTTAAAGACAACCCCATCCACTACTAAAGATGACGTCCCTCCAACTCAGTCAGATGGTCCCCCTTCCGGATCAAGAGTATTTTGAAGCACTCATTGGAAAGCGCACAGATGACCGTCTAGTCAAGCGTGGCGCTGCCCGCTTTGTGATTGTCTATTTTACGGCAAAGTGGTGCGGAGCTTGTAAGCGTCTGGATCTAGCAAAAATCTGTGGCGGCTTTTCTGGCATAGTCTTCTATAAGTGCGATATTGATGAGAATGACTATACTGCTGGATTTTGTGGTATCCGCTCGATTCCTACTTTCTTAGCGATCCAAGATGGAAAAATACTTGATACTTTGGGAAGTTCCGATACACAGAAAGTGGGCGATTGGATCTTTGATACATTTAAGGTTAAGAAGGCAGTTTAAATTTATAAACGGCAAATCAGATAGGATGTTGGACTATGCCATTGTAGGGGGCGGTATCGCGGGTCTTTATTGTGCCCGCGAACTTGCCGTGGCCCATCCAAAAGCAAAAATTTCCGTATTTGAAAAATACAGAATCTTTGGTGGACGAGTTCTTACCTACAGAAAAGGTCCGATTCACTGGGAAGCAGGCGCAGGACGGATTCACAAAAGCCACCAGTTGTTTAAGCAACTTCTAAAAGAATATGGTCTCACAGAAGTTCCGATTGGTCATGAAAACTCTTGGAGACCTACCTATGGATCCGAAGCCCAGCCAAATCCGTTTGAACAGAGTTTTCCAACTTGGCTAAATCAACTCAAAATGCTACCCGATCATATTCTCGCTACGCACACAATCCATGAACTTCTAGAAAAAATAGTAGAGAATCCGCGCGAACTGACAAAACCATTTCCGTATTGGGGCGAGATCTTTACATTAAGAGCTGATTTGGCGTTAAAAAGTTTCAGCGCAGAAATGCACGGCCATGAAGGGTTTACAGTTTGTCCCGAAGGCTATGATTCCTTGATCAATGCGATGGTTGCTGATTGTAGGAAGCGTGGTGTAGTTTTGATCAATCACATGGAACTGATTGAGGTGATGCCGAACACTCTATGGTTCGCAACAGGTCCTCGTAAACTGAAAGAACGTCGTTCCATTATGGAAGTCAACGCAAAGAAAATGATCTTTGCGATGCCTCAAGTTGCTCTCAAGGCGATCCGTCTCTTCCAGACTCTGCCCCTTATGAACTGCGTTAAAATGGAACCGCTTGTGCGCGTCTATTGTATATTCCCTACGCCATGGTTCAAAGACATTGGTCGCTTTGTGACTGGAACGAAGCTCAGATATTTTATACCCGTTGGTGAAAAAACAGTTATGATTTCCTACACGGATGGTGATGATACCGCTCCTTTTATTCATGGTGATAAAGATGAAATAAATGTTGGTCTCGCCCTCACCAATGAATGTCGTAAGATGTTTCCTGATCATGACATACCAAATCCGACTCTCACAAAAGTTCATCCATGGGACGCAGGAGCAAGTTATTGGATACCCGGTGATTATGATCCTGTCGCCGCGCAAAAACATTCTCTTCAGCCGTTTGGCGCAGCGAATCCAAATATCCATATTTGCGGCGAAAGTTTCAGTCTGCGGCAAGCTTGGGTTGAAGGTGCCCTAGAAAATACCCAAGAGTTACTTAGAACTCTTTAATGGACCATCACACGATTCTAGCGCTCTTTCATATTTTTGTTATTGTCCCACTCTTCTTATTTGTGGGACTCCAACGGGCCGCAATGGATGAGTGGGTTTATACACTATTACTTGTCCTTGGATCTGTGATATTACTGTATCACGGATACAAAGCATATATACGTTTTATGACTTCTAGTCCTTCTCTCTGGATTAATCTAGTACATGTAGCGCTTATTGCCCCGCTACTGATTTATATTGGTAGCAAGGGTAAAAATACAGAGCGCCCTGCGTATGAGCTTTTACTCATGGCGGCGTTCTCAGCGGGTGGCTATCATATATACAGCCTTATTCAACAGATGAACAATGTAAAGGTGACTTCACCGACGTGAGCGACGGGTCTTCTTTGCCTTCCGTTGCTTTCTACGAGTTTCCTTGCGTTTGCGAGCACCTCCAGTAGGGTTTGTTGGCTCCTCACCTGCCTCAGGCGCAGGAGGGCTTGTATCACCAGTGCTCTTAGGAGAGTAGTTGATTTTTACACCATCTTCAAAGAGACCAAAGTTTGCGATGCTTGTATTCGCAGGATTCTTCATGCCAGGCAGACGGAATCCACCGAAGAAAAACATTCCGAGATACTCCGCATGAGCAAACGCATAGGCATAGACGCTGCCCTGGACAGATACAAAGTTTGGCATATGCGTCTTTGTGGCCGTTTCGTAAATAGTCTTTTCAGGTTGTCCAAGTGCTCCACCAACAGTCGGATCTTCAGCAACGGGACTTGCGGCGGCACCAACATTCTTCAGATCAATCGGTTGTTCTGACGGCGGGACGGCGCCTGTCAGTCCCTTTACCACTTCATTCAGCTGCGCAGCATTCGCACGATCACCGAGTTTCATATCATCTTGAAATGGCCACGTAGCCTGATCACGATAGCGTGTATTGGTCTGAATACCAAATAACTTACGAATATTATCGATGGAATACGGACGTCCACCTGACTCAGGATTCATTTCTGTGGCAAGCGGACGAAATCCAGGATGAGAAAACCCTACAGGCACATTAGGAATCACGTCATTCGGCCCAGCCATGCCACCTACAAGCATTTGTGTAGCTGCGGAGCGAGAGGCTACTTTCTGGCTGACTACACGATCTAATGTGAGAAATCCTGAATCAAGGTGAGCATTGAATGTGTTGCGCGCCTTATCACCTACAATCGTGGGAGCACCAAAGGAAATCACGTGGATACTGGATACATTCGTGAGTTCAGGGATTATCTTGCGTCCTTCACAGAGGATGAACGCAAACAGGGTGGTGTACGCTCCACCGAGCGAGTGACCCGTAAGGAATAGACGAGTTCCAGGAGCCTTCACGTGATCACGGAGCGCTTGGAGAATCACTGACCATGCCTTCAGAATCGGCTTCACAAACGCACCTGTCACCATGTTTCCAGGCTGAGACTCGATTCCGACCTGGGAGAGCAGCGCTTTCATATCACTCGGTGTAAACTGTGATAGTAAATCATGCTTGAGATTCTTCATTGTGCTGGATCCCTTAAATGTAATAAAAACATCGGACGGCTTGAAGATACTATTCGGATTTGCGGCAACTTTAGATCCGTTCAATACTAAGAGTGTCATGTCACCAGGAGTCGCGATATACGTTCCGAACTTCGCACCGTTGCCCGTAGAGGGTGTAAGTGAATACGATTCAGCGGGGCGACCTGTTCCATCACCTGCCTGGCTGGTAATAGGAGTTTTGCGCTGTGCGGCAAACTTCGCATCGTAAGCACTGATCACTTTGTTGACAATGTCATTTGAGCGACCTAGATGTTTTAAGACATGCCACATGATACCTGTATCGCAGTATACAATACGTGACAGCTGCGCACAGACATAAAGCGCGTGCTCATATTTCTTGAACGCATCGGGGCCAACCGCCTTTGCGCTTTCAGCAGAAATAGTTGGATCAATACCGAAACAGGTCGGACGTAGAGTTGTATCTAAAAAACCTGCGCCAGGCGCCGATTTTTTGAACATAGATAACATGGTTCTATTTAATAGTAAGATTTACAAGATCTCTGTAAGATGAGGTGACGCCGTAGAATGTAGACACTTGCCAGCATGATAGTAAAAGGCTGTGCTGGACTTATAGATTTCCTGACATTCAGTACACTGATAAGAAGTATCTGTCTTAACCATTATATCCTGTACATCCTTGGCACAATGCTTTCTTAAGAAATGAATCCTACGATTTCCAGCAGTATACGCAGTATACGCACATCCTTCAAATGGGCATTCGAATGTCTCAGCCGTTTCAGCACGCACGGCCCGATCCATGTGGTTTGTCTGGATATGCTGTTCAAGTGAAATGCGAGATAAGAAACGACGCGTGCAGTGATCACAACCATGCGGTAAATCTCCAGAATGCTTCGCATGATAATGCATATTCATTGTCGACTGCTTGTTATGGGGAACCACGTAGTTCTCGCAGTGCTGGCACACAAAATCTCCATTATCATTTTTCATATATTCAAAGACCATTTGGTTGTTGTCAACAGTAATCAACCCAAACTTCAAATTTTTACAGGGCCTCTAAATAGATAATGTCAGGACGTCCCCCAGCCGCAGCACAAAAGAGGATTGAAAGAAAGAATGGAGCTCCTGTTCCGTGTAGGGAGTGGTGCTACCAGGATGTTCTTGGACAGCCGACACCTGCACGACCGCCTAAGTATCCTGAACCTGGTTGTATGGGTCACAAAGCGAAGGCACCGTGTATGATCACTAGAGATAACAAACCGAAGTGGTTTGCTCATCCCGATGAGCCTGAGTGGCAAGAGGTGCCCGGCATTGCCCAAGCAAAAGCTGCTGTTGCTGCAGCGGAGCCTGAATGGAGACGCGGTAATTTCGCGGTTGTGAAGGAGCCGCGCTCCCACCGTGGAAAGTTGATGGTTCCCGCTGTTGCTGCGCCACCGAAGCCGCGTTCACCTCTTGGACTCGGTCTGAAAGAAGGTGAACTGTCGTGGGGCGATCATATATATTACGAAGAGCATCCTGAACAGGCTCATTACGCTGAAGGGCGTGTATTACCTGGTTTTGAAGGATTAGTGCCGAAGGCGAAGTCACCTTTAAAGAAGGCACGCAGAAATAACGCGACTCGCAAACGCCGATGAATATACACATCCTAAAGATCTTCATTTGTTCTTATGGTAAGAACACAATGACGATTACGATTTTGACATTGGTGATTGGTGCGGATTATAGAAGAAAGCTTGCGGAGTGTCTTGAGTCAAAGGCAGCCTATGCTACAAAACATGGATACACTTATATTCAGGGTGATGAGACATACTGGGACCGCGATCGTCCGATCGCCTGGTCAAAGGTTCCGTTTATTTTGGATCAGCTGAAGAAACTTCCTGAAGGTGCGATTGTCTGGTTATCGGATGCGGATGTTCTGATTACAAATCCTGAACTTCGTTTGGAGGATCAAGCTCTGCCTATTTGGCAAACTGATAAGGATTTCTTGATGACATTTGACAGTTGTGGACATATCAATTCAGGTAATATCTTTTTTAGGAATACAGAATGGACACGGAGTTATTGGTCGCGTGTTTGGGAACAGACAGATTGCCTTTATCATATATGGTGGGAGAATGCTGCGATGATTAAACTGTATCAGACAGTTCCTACGGATAACGCAAAAATTCAGATAACAAAGGAACACAAGCGTTTTAATGCTTTTCTACGAGGTCTTGAAGGTGAGCCACTTTGGGAGCCTGGTGATTTCTTAGTTCATTTTGCGGGTGTCTATGATCCGAAACAGATGGGTGAACTTGTTGCGGCCATACGGCGCGGAGAAGTACCTCGTCTTTCAATGTAAATCTAGACAAATGGACGAGACGGCATGTTTCATCGTAAACTCTCGTGGAATCCTCAAATCGTGCGATGTAAGGAACCCTAATCCGTCTAGTAGTAGTGACTATCTTGATCCTACTGTCTACAATAATATCAAAGATGGACAAAGTGTGTATTTATCTACGGAAGCAATACCACATTTTTTTCATCAATATTTTCCTGAAATGAATGCGCGCATCGTGATTGTAACTGGTGATTCTGATTTACCGTTTCCAATAGAAGCAACTTCGCTTCTTGAAGATCCGAGGATTCTACACTGGTATGCGCAGAACTGTACAGTGATTCATCCGAAACTTACACATCTACCGATTGGACTTGATTATCATACAGTGGCATCTATAAAAGAAGAGTGGGAAGAGGGTGACGATATTCTAAGCCCAAGAATGACTCCGATCGAACAAGAAAAACAACTAAATCAAATTGTTGCTGCCTCTGAGTTTACTAGAAGTAAACGAGACAATCGTGCCTACGGAAACTTTTTAGTTAACATTGATCGTGGAAATCGTAGAGACGCTGTAAACCAACTTGATACTCGAGCTGTAGTTTATGAGGAAGAATTTATACCAAGAGTGGATACCTGGAAGCAAATGGCAAAGTATGCGTTTGTAATCAGTCCGTTTGGAAACGGACTTGATTGTCACAGAACATGGGAAGCATTAGCGTTAGGATGTATACCAGTGGTTATACAGTCTGAACTAGATCCAGTTTATGGAGATCTTCCTGTTCTACGGCTTAATTCATGGGCTGATTTTACATATAACAGGGCTCAGACTTTGCTTAAAAGCATTGAAAATATTGAGATTGATTGGTCAAGACTTACATTAGCTTATTGGACTAGTAAAATAAAAGGTTCGTGTAAGATAGAATGACACACTATACTCTCAAGCCTGGTGATACAGTTACGGTTGTTGCTGCGGATGCTCCTGCTGGCGCGAATGCGTCTACACCTCCTGCTTCTACGCCTAATAAGATGTTTGGTCTATTCGGTGGCAAGCGTTCCCGCAAGGGACCAAATGGCCGCAAGGAGAACAATGCGGTTACACGGAAGCAGGGTGGTGGAAAGCGCAAGATGAGCGGATATTTCAAGTTTATGCAGCAGGAGCGTAAGAATATTGAGAAAGAGCTTGGCGCTAAGGCCGGTGTTACTGATGTTGCGAAGGAGGCTGGAAAGCTGTGGCGTGCTCTGTCCGACTCCGAGAAGTCAAAGTATTAAATTCTTCGCATAATATATAGAAAATGAACTCTGATGCTTCTGGAAATGATGTTCCTAAGATGCCGGCTCTCCCTGCGATGAAGGGTGGCAAGCGCAACACGCGCAAGAACCGCAAGGGCAATAACATGCGTAAGAATGGCAACAACGCCGCGATGATGAGCGGTGCCAAGATGACCACGGGCTCCAAGGCCCAGGTTTGGCACGGAACGGCGAAGCACACGTCCGGTGGACTGACCAAGAAAGATCTGATGCGCCACAAGGGCAAGATCGTGAGCCGCCGCAAGCATGCCGCGGGCCTCAAGTCAATCAAGCGCTTACGGAAGCTGGGATACGTCGCCAAGAAGGGCACGTTCAAGCTCTTTAAGAAGTAAAGAGCTGGTGCGATTTACACGTAAGTGATGAGTTCAAGCTCTTTAAGAAGTAAAGAGCTAATTGTATAAATTTGAATACGTTTAGATGTGTTGAGCATTTAAGCATGGAGAATCCAGCATTTAGTTGTCTTGTTCCAAGAAGTCTAGTTATGACCACAGTAAATTGTTTCTACTGCGGTCATTCTGAATCTCGATTTATTCAGATTAATCATTTATTTGGACTCAAGGCATGTGAACTTCATGTGCTGGCTGCTCAACGCGATTGTAAGGCATATATGCATGAACAAAAGATGGTGCTCTTTAGGGATGCTGATAGACACCCAGTGTTAAGTCGTCTTCTTACAGTACTCAGAGAGCTTCCATCCTTTCCAGTGATGCGATCAAGTGGTGAAGTTCAACCAGGATGGATATTTCAAATTGACACATTTGGCGATGAGAATTGTATCGCATCTCATGATGGTGAATGGAAAGTCCCTGTACGTCTACCAAATCCAGATCATGATTCAACTAAAGATCTACAGAAGTTTACTCCGATCGCAAACTTTCTACTA